GACCGTGTCGATGGGAACAATGATATCGTCCCCATAGACACTCAGGACCCCGGCGAGTTGCCGAGGCTTGAAACGTTTCCCGCGGATCCGCTCTATTCCCATGAGGGCGATGGTAGTGAATACCATAGCCTCCAGAGGGAAAGTAAGGGCAGAACCCATGGACGCGTACTTGGCGAGAGAGATAACTTCACCTCTCACGTCAGCACGCTCGGAGCGCACTGCGAAAACGAAATCTCGCAAGTGCGGATGGAAGGACAGCAAATCCTCCACCACCCATGTAGGAACACGGTCAGAAGCTTCGGACAGATCAAGGGTCGCATGCGATCCCGAGATAGATGACTCTTGAGCCATCTTTCTGTTACGAGTCTGATCAGTGAATCCAAGGACCTTTCCTAGGGGTCCTTCGTTCACAACACGGTATATCTCGCGCTTGAGCGACTGCTGTGCGAATTGCACAGTTGACGGTTCTATCGCAATAATACGTGGAGTGGACTGGGTCTTCGGAACTGAGACTACCCTGACAGGTATCTCAGCGTCCAAGGGTCGCAAGCACGGATGAAGGGAAGTCGGAAGATTGGAACGGAAGCGCCATGAGGGAAATGAATCCTCAAGTCGTTCTGTCCAATAATCGAAGTCCCAACGAGCAGCGTGTGTTAGCTTTTCAGCCACACTGCCCGGTCCATGCTTCGGAATGAGATCAAAGTTGGCGACCAAGGTCTCCAACTCGTCAAATTCATTCCGGAACAATCGTAATGCAGTCTGTTTAAACTGCTCTCGCAAGGGATCTTGTGAATCCAGATTGAGCAACGAAAGTTCGCGGTCCGTTTCGATGAAGGTCTTAAAGGCTGCGTCCACCCTTTCGGGGGTGCACTCCCTCTCGACCTTGTTAGTCAGCAAGCAAAACTGACGAACAGCCCAGATGCAGTTAGCGTCTGGGTCATCAAGAAGCGTTCCATCCTGATGGAAGACACGCGTGAGGAAACCTGAGACAAGTCTCGGGAGCCCTCGGTGATGCGAGAAAGTACCCGCAACACTCTGACGCGGCCAAAACCCGGTTTCCAGCCCTCTCTCAAGGGCCTTAGCGAGTTTTGGCAGGACGATGGTAAGGAACCCATCGCCCTCGTCTTCCCAACGACGAAGGATTGTTTGTTGATCCATCGTCGTATCGATCGAGCAGAAACGTCCTAGATCAACTAGGACGGCTAGGTGGAGGTTTAGTAGGCTTTTCATGTCTCCCTCAATTGAGAAGGTTGGCATCCAGCCGAACTAAACTGCAGAATGTTGCTAAGCCGTTTTGCGGCTCATGCTGGCAGCCATCGCGAAAGCACCAACACTGACCGAGGTCAGAATAGTGATAGCGACGACTGCGAGAGCAACAAGTGTGTCCATTACCGCTCCCCGTTGAGAAGCTTGACGAGGAGTGCGTTGGTGCTCGCCTGCAAGGCGGACACCAGCCCCGTGAAGTCGGCAATGATTTCAGCCTGCGTGAACCCGGGAGGGTACGCCAGAGAAATCGTCGTCGAACCGCTGATCTTGGAATTGACAGCGGTAAGGGGATCGGCAGCAATCTTGTCACGCTTCAGCGAAGCGGACGAGCGCTGACGATCATCCTTCTTGTCTACCCTCTGAGTGACGTAGAGCGTGAGCCCATCCGTCTTCGAGTAGTAGACACCGGTATCCGGAAGGATATCGGTCTGGGGCAGACTCTTGGCACTGCCAGAGATGGTAATGGACTGCGGATCTGCGAGCATGGCTCGGCCCTCCAATGTGTGGGTTGTTGTCCTGTGATGTGGGTTTTCTGCTATCGGATTTTGGTTAATCCGAGAGCTCCTAAGATAGCCAGCTGCCCCGTGGAAAGGGAAGCGGCACCACCTAGGGTGAATCCAAAGGGATTCGCACGAGTACGTCTCTTCTCAACACGTGTCATCGTGAGGTACTGGTTAGACCAGCCCTCATAACGCCGCGTAGTTGTGTCGATTGTGCTGGCGGTAGCCGAGATGTATTGCTTGTCTCGGGTTTCTTCCATAGCATAACAGTACTGTGCATGAATACGGTCATCAGCGAGGCTAAGGTTCGCCTCTATGGAGTCTCCAATCCGGAGACCCCAATCGATGAGCCATGACCAAGGCGCAAGTTCCCAAAGAGTAGACGGGGTTATTCTCAAATCAATGAGATGGTCCAGTCTACTGAGATAACTCGTCGGATCGTATCCGACCTTTGGGAGTCCTACAAACACACCCTCGAGCCACTGATCCCGGTTAACCGCGCGTGAAGCGCGGACCGAGACATTGAATTGAGGGGCACCACCCCGGGTTCCGTCAGGGAGCCCAAGGGCTGCAATTGCGG